CGCTGGGCAATCCGAAGTGGTCTATGCTCGTCATCGACCCTACCATCGGCATCGAGCGCCCGCGCGCAGCTGCCTATCGCCCCGCCACACTGGATTCGTCCGCACTAACTGAACGTCTGCGCGGCATGATGGGCTGCGTGCATGAGGCTACGCATATCCTATCTGCTGCCCTTGGTTTGCGTCCTGGTGAAGCCTACGCGCTTGAATGGCGCGACATCGACTGGCGCGAAGGTCGCGTTACGGTCAACAAGACATTGCAGCAGGTCAAAGGCAAGTTGTATGTATATCCGACCAAGACCGCCAAGGGAGACCGAGTGCTATATCTACCTAAATGGGCGAAGGTAAGGCTGCACGCTATCTGGACGGCGCAGAGCCGCCCTAAAGGCCGCATAATTGGTGACGCAACTCCAGTATCGGTTTCGGGTGTAATTAAGCGCTACGCAGCGAAACACGGGCTTCCAGCCGTCACAATGCAGAACCTACGTCACACATGGGCAACACTCGCGATGGAAGCAGGAGTAGCAATAGAGACTATAGCTATGAATCTAGGCCATTCGTCGCTCGACATGGCGTACGCACACTACATGACACCGCGAAAAGGAGTGCTTGTTGATGCCCAGAAGGCAGTAAGCAAGCTGCTGGGGATGTAGTCGGGATTCCGTATGCTTCGTACAATATGTAGAGGGTGATTCGTATACTCTTACTGGACCAGCAGCAGATATCAAAAAAATAGATCTTCCAACTAAGGAAGGTTATGAACCCATAGGAGTAGTAGGGTTCTCTACATGGCATCCTGCCGTTGTCTTTTCTGAAATCAAGGCTTTGTCTACATATCAATGCCAAGTTACGTTATCTAATCCTTCACTTGGCAGCGGGAAAACTATGAGCATTGACGGGTTCGATATCAGAGTGCTATATGTAAAATCAATATTAAGATAGCAAGAATACTCACAACTGTTAATAGCTGGAAGTGCTTATAGATTGAAGCGTGTATAAACTCTTATCGTTGCGCACGCATGCCACCATGAACGACGGTTGTATTGTGATAGCGGATGTGGTGTTATTGGCGACAATCGCTTCGAGAACCAGTGCTCCTTTAGCTTCGCTATAGTACATCGCTAAGTGTGACAGCGTGGCTTTGGGGCTTCGCAATTGAACTTTCTTGATGGCAATAGGAAGCCATATATCTTCACTTGTGACTGAATAAGATAGCGTCACGCTAGCTCCTGCGGCTAAAGATTTGGTCGTAGTCCAATCAATCGAAATGATATTGAATACGGAATCCCCACATTTAAGAAATATAAGAATAATCCGTGACGTCGGTAACCCTACTAGTCGAATATAGCTTACTGTCGTTGCGAATAGCTGTGATCATGAACTCTGGTTGCACTGTGATTGCCGAAGAAGTATTGTTAGCAAGCACAAACTCTAGCACCACTCCACCTTTACGCGCGCTATAGTACGCTTCAAGATAGCTTAATGTGGCCAAAGTATTGCGTAGCTGGATTTCCTTAATGGAGATAGGCAACCAATCATTATTCGCTTCCAGAAGATAAGTTGTCTTAAGCGTCCCACCCGCCGCAATAGATTTGCCTGTTGACCAGCTAACAAGATAGGTTCGAAATACGGAATCCCCATATCGTTAGGAATTGCGTATATATAGCACTCTAATTGATGGAGAGCAGGTGACCGCCGAAGTACTTGTTGTGGCTAAAACACCCCAGCACATATTGTAGTTAGGGTTTAAAGATAAGGCAGTAAAGAACACCTTGGGTGAGTTTGTGTCGTACCCGACAAAACCTACCATATCGTATCCATCTAGCTCAAGCGTTTTGGTGTATGTGTATGTTTGGTTGCCAGTAGGCACAGATATTGAGCCTATCGAAAATTCGCGCGTTTGAAATAGCGGGTATACGGAATCCCTATCTAAAGGTTACGCTCTTCGATGTTCCGTTAATCGTAGTGTTAACATCAATGCCTGTGGCATGAAACCATAGTTCAAACTTATTGCCGTTGGCGGACGTGGTCGTTATCCCGAACGCTGACTGAGCAACATTGCTGCCAAACCACAACGTATTACCTTCTCGATGAGTAATGGATACGGAATCCCAAGCATCCTTGTTCGTGTCTATTGCGTTCTCGATATTCTCTAGTGCGTCTGCTGTGAGTGGGGTATTGGTTCCGTCTGTGGTGTCTAGCCATGTTGCGTTGCCTGATGCGTGCGCCATTATTTGTCACCCTCTTCCAGCAGAGCCTGTACTGCTGCCTTCCAACGCGCTGGTACGTCGTCAATTGTTATTGCGCCATCTTTAATGCGACGTGCGTAAATCTTAGCCATGTCTATTCTCCTTCGCCTTCGATACTGTCAGCTATCTCGATTAATGCATCCATAATGTCATTCAGAGTGTCTTCGATACTTGCCGCCATGTCGGCTACTTCGATAATGCCATCCTCCGCATCGCTCATGCGCTCTGGCATCTCGGCTAGTGCTGCTTGCAACTCTGCTGCCGCTTGTGCTTCTGCTTCTGCTTGCGCGGCTGCTGCTTCAGCTGCGGCCTTAGCTTGCGCCCGCTCGGCAAGCTGTTCGTTGGTGTATGGGTGATAACGCTGCACGGTCTCCGTTTCGTCGTAGGCTGCCTGTGCTGCGATAGCGGGGGTCTCTATCTCCCAGTGGTATTGATAGTTAGTCTCGTCATCAGGGTTCTGCCAGTCGATCACTTTCTTGCGGACTGCGTCCACAGCTTCTACTGCATCGTGGTGCGCGACTACGATAGTCTCTTCGGTGATGTAGCCTGCGTCCTCGTCGTAGGATTCCAGCTCGTTATCTTGTTCGTCCAGTATTCGCATTCTTCCGTCCTTTATGCCGTCCGCTTATACAAGTGCAAGCCTAAAAACAGATGGTTGTCCAGCTCTTCCCACGTTCCGCCGAAATCCGATGCAGGAGTTGCCGCGGCGGATGTGATAAGCACCGTACCGACCTGATACAGCTTGGTGGATTTAGTCACATTAGACACATGAGTAGTCGACATAAGCCCTGCGTAGCTGCTCGTGGCGAGGTTATAAGCTGCATACTTGCCATTATTCAGCATACGAAAATAGCTGCCGTCGTAAACAAACGACACGAACGCTCCCGCGCTCCACCCATACGTTGAATTAATGGCAGAATTGCCATTCATACGGGCGTATGCCGTCTTCGCGCCGAATGAGTTGACGTTAAGCGTGCAGCTGCTGGCACTCTGCGCGTACGTGAACTTAACAATCAGTATCTGCCCCGTTTTGTAAGCAGTAAAGCTGTCGGAATCCACAGTCACGACCTTAGCTGCCGTGGCTGCGGCGGTCGTGCAGGTGCCATAGCAGATGTTGACGTTGCCGTAGCGGTCGAACATCTCGCTCGTGAAGAGTTGAACATTCTCTAGGCTCATTCGTGACGAATTGTCAGTCATGTTTCATCCTATGCCGTACGTCTATACAGCCACAGCCCGATAAAGCCGTGAGTATCTAGTGCTTCCCACGTACCCCCGAAGTGTAGCGCAGGAGTAGCGGGCGCAAAGCTGGCATATATGCCATCGATAGGATATACAGCAGCAGGGTATTCATAGGCCACTGGGTCATTAGGCGTTACCCCTTCGATGGTCACGCTGCATAGCGGTATTTCAACTAAGGTATCTCCACCCAGTAGGTCTCCCGTTGCGTAGTCGGGCGCAATCGGCGTATCTGCCGTTTGTGTGCCGGATAGAACGGCAATTTCAGCTGATTCAGGCGTGCCGAGGTTGACTCTAATTACGATAAGGTCTATTCGATTTTTGCCAGGGACGCCTGTTTGAATGGTTACATCTTCGTAGCCTTCAATTCCAAGCTGCCGCCCGTAAGCTACCATTTCGCCCGATGCTATACGCACTGTATTAGAGTTTTGCAAGGTAGGCTTGAAGTCGTTGCCCGTATTGAGTGTGTACACTTGTGTGCCGAACACGCCAGCATTTAAGCGTGCTGCTTGTGCGCTTGTAAAATGCGCTTTACCTTGCGCACTTGTTGCGAAATACAGTGTCAAGCCGACCTCCTTCCTAGTTCGTATTAATTGTGCCAACCGCTTTGAGTTCCACCGATTCGCGGCCGTTCTCTATGCTCGCTATTTTCTCCGTTACGGTTGCTGTGACTGACGCGTTATGCCTGTTGTCGTAAGCATGTATCACATCGCCTACATGTAACCCGTCTATCTTTATAGACGATATGTCGCATGTATTGGCATCGTCGATATAACCTTGCAATTCCTCAATGCCGGAAGACAGCAGTTCGTCTGCATCGGCGCTGGAATAGTCGTATGCGACCGCATAGTGCTGTTTTCCGAAGATGGTTTGCGCTTGGGAAATGTTGCCTTTTTCGTCGGCGTATAGATGTATAACGGTGCGTTCTTCATTCTCTCCAGTACCTAGACAGATTAAGTGGTTCACGAAGCGATTGCGTTTTGTTGTTATGTCTACTTGGTCGCTATCGGCATTCACGGTTTCTATCGGCTCTGCACTAAGAACTGGCACGCGTCCTGACATTCTTATGTGCAGCCTAGCATCTACTGATGCAAGCATCTTGTTGAGACCCGTATAGCCTGCGCAGTAGCGGTCGAATTGGTAGTTTTTAATCGCAATGCCGCTAATGTCGGATGATGCCGCCATGAAGTCATCAAGTTGCAAACGCTTGAGAATGTCGGCGATGATTGCGTTTGCATCCCCGCTTACAACAAGGTGATCTGCGCTGGCTGGCGGTTCGATTATGCTTCCTTCGAGGACGCCTTCCCAAGTGCGCCCTCTATAGGTGGTACATTTACTGCTGCTGTCGGCTTCGATGTCGTCAACAATCCCGCCATAATCGCTCATGTCTACATATAAAAAGCAGTCACGCTTGATTGGCAGTTCATCGGGCAATACGCACTCGAATGTGTTTTCCACGCCGATTGAAAAATCAATAGATGCACAATCGCATACGCCAATGTCGCGTCCGTATTCGTCTGTGTATATCAGTTCCAATACGGCACCCGCCTCTCTTCATATAGTTTGACTTCAACGGGATATGACCCATCCCATATAACATTCGACGTACCAGCGGGAATGCTTTGGAAGATATAGCATCCCTCGCCGCGAACGCCTTTATCAAATATGCTTGTTTCGTTGCCGAATTTATCCCGCGTGACTATGGTGCGCTCTAATGCATCAACAATAATTAACTCTCCGTTATCGATAGATGTCTGTACTTCGTATGTGTTGCCCGCAATAGATAATGTTGGGTTCTCGCAAGCGCCACCAATATAGAAGACGGGCTTAGCGGGAACACTGAACGGATTAGTCAGCGTGTTGCTGTCTGAATACGTTGACATATAGTCATAAGGATAATCGGTAGGGTAGTCCATTCCACCAAGACCAACTCTGGATTCAGGGACGATGGTTTGGCTGTATTCGCGCAGCCAATAAGGACGGCGAACTATTGTAAGCTCCATATCCATGAATCCATCTCTGTAATGAAACTGGTCAGGTTTACATCCTGTTATGTATGCGCGTGTGAATGAATCGCCTACGCTCAGTGTTCCTGGTGATAGGGCAACTATATCGGCTTGTGCCACGTCCATAATGCGGTTGCGCTCTGCCATACCTGCAGTGTTAGACGTGCGCAGATTAACAGTGATGTTATGCTCTACAAGTGCCTCATCAAAGGATATTACTCTATTGTTAGCAGATTCATATTCTAGGCTTGCTTGGAACAGGTCATTATCGGCGTATCGCCACTTCGATCCTACGCCAAACACAAGCGTCTCACCTGCGTTATTGGTGTATGTGATAGTTCTATCCACGGGTATCCTCTGCTTCCCATACCATGCGCGCGAACACGCGTTTGTTTAATTGCAACGCAGACGGCACAGCTGCAGCTATGATTGACGGCAGTTCACGTCTTAATGCTCTGATTTCGATTGCGAGTTCTGACTGTCCTCCGCCATCCATGTTCTCGCCGACAGCTTGCGCGAATGGTTGCATATACTTGCCTTGTAACGGCACAACTGCTTCAGCGCCAGCTTCGCCAACACCGATGACGCTAGGGGAGTTAAACACGCCACCTGTTGCGTACCAGTCAATTGATAATGACGGAATAGAGCCTTTAAGCAGGTCTCCAATCTGCCAATCGCTCGGATTAATTCCGAAGTGCGGCAGCGGAATGTGCGGCCACGAAATCGAGAAGTTAAAGAAGCCCTTGATGGCGTCGATGGCTCCGCTAACCAAATCTCTAGCTGCGTTAATAGGCGTCTCAATTGCGGTTTTAATGCCATTCCATACGCTGGATACTGTGTCTTTAACCGTATTGAATACATTGCTAACCACTGATTTGATGGTATCTATGACACTTTTAACAGTGTTGTATGCATTTTGTATTGGCGTAACGATGAAGTTATAGATGGCATTCCATGCTGAACTGACAAAGCTTTTAACGCCGTTGAATACAGTGGAAATAACGTTTTTAACTGCGTTGACTATCGTTGATACCACATTATAAGCAGTGTTAAGCGGGCCTTTTATCGCGTTATAAATAGCGTTCCACACGGTAGTCACCACGTTTTTAACCGTATTGAACACTGTAGATATTATTGCCAGTACCAAGCCGACGGCGAAGCTAACCTTGCTGTATATGCTGTCCCATATTCCAAATACGAATTTGCTTATTGCGCTCCATACAGTATTGAATACATCCGATATCGTCTGGAATATGGAGCCGAAGAAATCACAGATTGCCTGCCATATGGCCATAACGGTATTGCGGAAATCTTCATTCGTATTCCATAGGTATATAATGGCCGCTACCAGTGCAGAAATAAGCGCGACTACTACGCCTATCGGGTTGGCCGACATTGCCGTCCATAGCCCCTTAACCGCTGATGTAGCAGTCTTAACGGTTGATGTTGCGCTTTGGACAACATTAGCGGCATTGGTTACTACTGTATATCCAGCTATAGCGGCGAGCGCTGCGACGATGACGGGCTTAAGCGCGTCCACCGTGTCCAGGAATTGTTGTAGCGGGCTTGCCGTTTCGCCAACCACGTTACCGAACTCGTCAAACTGTTGTGTTGGAGTGGTCAGCCACTCAATCAGGCTAGATAGTCCACCTGCAACGTCTGTAGTTATGAACTGTACGAGATCGCGTAAAGGCCCTTCTACAACGTCCCAGACTTTTAAGGCTAGTTCTTCAAATGCGGAGTTCATGGACGCTACATCGCCGCCGAGGTTATCTGTCATAGTGGCAGCTGTAGTTTCAGCGGCACCGCCGCAGTTATACAGGTCGTCCCGGAAGTCAACCAGGGTGTCAGAACCTGCATTAAGCATTAGGTTCAAGCCTTTAATTGAATCGGCTGTGAAGGTGGTTTGAAGTGCGGATGCCTTTTCGGCGTCTCCCATTCCGTCTACGGCGCTTTCTACGTCGCCTAGAATGTCTGCAAAGTCACGGTAATTACCGTTTGCGTCCATTACTTGAACGCTTGTATCTCCAATGGCAATAGCGCCATCTGTCATTTGCGCGGTCATGTCACGCATAACAGCGTTAAGTGCAGTACCAGCTTCAGAGCCTTTAAGGCCTTGGTTTGCCATCATAGATATGGCGGCCGATGTGGTCTCTACGTCCATACCAGCGGCGTTACAGTTGGCAGCGCAGTTTTTGAAGGCATTGCCCAATCCTTCGACCGAGGTGTTAGCGTTCGCCTGTGCATATGACAACACGTCCACCATGCGCGTTGTGTCGCTGGCCGTCATGTTAAAGGCCGATAGATAGTCTGTAACAAGGTCAGATGCGCTCGCTAGGTCCATCTCGCCTGCTTGGGCGAGTGAAAGCACGCCAGAAACACCGTTAAGCATGTCTTCAGTACTCCAACCAGCAAGCGCCATATAGCCGAGTGCGTCTGCAGCTTCCGATGCGCTAAACGTAGTTGTAGAGCCGAGTTCACGCGCCTTAGCTTCAAGTGATGCGAGTTCGTCCCCGGTAGCGCCAGACAGTGCAGACACCTTAGACATGGAAGTTTCGAAAGTTGTGCCGATTTCAACGACTTGTGAAGCTGCATTTTTAACAGCGCTGCCGACAGCAGAAATGGCCTCTGTGGCCAGATTTGACAATACGCCTTTGGCTACAGTAAAACCATCCGATGTTTTGGAAGCCGCATCTGCACCTTCTTTAACGCCCGACCAGTTAAGATTCTCGTCGGCTTTTTCGACCTCGTTTAGGCTGCTTTTGATGCTTTTAACGCCTGTTACAACGCCTTTTTCGTCAAGCTCGCATTTAATTGTTACTGTGTTTGCGCTCATGCTTCACCCTTTCGGCTGCGAAGACCGAAGCGAACATATCGTTTACGGCCTCTGCTCTGTCCTCGATGGTTCCCGCCTTTTTGCCCAAGGCGAAGTATTCGCGCAATTTGCGGAAGTTTTCGACTTCCTTTTTGTTGTGTTTGGTTCTCTCTGGTGGTTTGGCTGTCCTGTAGTAGATAGCACGTCCGAATGGTGTTTCAGCGCCGCCTTCAATCATGCCTTTTAGCAAGTCGCATACCTGCGCATATGTGCAGTCATTGGCAATGTCTACCCATTCACGCCCGTAGTATGCAAGTAGGCTAGCTTTAATACGCCCTGCATCTTCATTCCAATCAAACGCAGGCTCGCCGCTTTCTATCTTGTATCTTTTATCAAGGCTTATGTCTATTCCGTAAGCATCCCAACACACGCTTATAAGCAGTTCGTCCAGGTCGTGCATATGCGCTGCTAAGACATCCTCCCAGTCTGGGAATATTAGGCCTATAAGCTCCGCCACCTTATCTTCGCCGTCCATGTCTTTATCTGCGAATAAGTCAAACACACGCAGTGCGGTTCCCGCAGAATCGAACACGCGTATGGTCTCGCCTGAAAAGGCGTACTCGCCGTATATCGCGCCGTCAATTCGCTCATGTTTACGTGTTAGGCTGTCGGGAATCAATTTACTAAGCCTTCTTTAATGCGTTTGCGGCCACGTTGGCTTTTCTGATGTCGTTGATGATTTCAGTTACTTGCATAAAAGCTGCCATAGCTACATCCATTTTGTCGCTGTCAGACGCGCTTCCAAGTTCTGTATATACAGGCTGCAGACCATCAGCTCCAAAGCACACAACAAGAGCAGCATCCAAAAGCCCCAAGCATTCACGTTGCAGTTTCTCTACTGCATCGAAGTCCATGCTAGCGGCAGCAGTATTCATGCTGTCTTCGAGGCCTTCCAGCTTAGTTTGTGCATCCATGCACGCCTTCGCTAAGTTGGTGAGATTGCCCTTAGATGTATCGACTTCAAGCGTTATCGTTTTGTCGTTGATGTCAAAGTCAATAGGTACAGAGGCATTCCGTACTTTAACGGCATAACGTTTTTTATTTGTTGATTTGCTCATTGGTTGTCCTTTCGCTACGCGCTGCAAAAAGAAAGCCGCCGGACTGCGCGTAATCCGGCGGCCTGAATGTATATTCGGTTAAGTGTCGCTTGCGAAGCCTAGCTTGCTTTGACTTCAACTTCTACAGTGGTGTAGACGGAAGGTTTTGCTGCGCATTTGATCATGACGCTAACCTTGCCTGCAGATACGCCTGTAAGAACGCCGTCATTAGTTACAGTTGCGATGGAATCATCGCTCACGCCATAAAGGCATCGCTGCGATGCGGTGGAAGGCGTAACCGTAGGCGATATAGTTACAGACTTCTTCACAGTAAGTGCTGCAATGGTAGCGTTAACGCTCTCTGGCAACGATGCGCCTGCTGAAGGAGTAACACTGGTGTAGCTTCCATTCTGAACGATGGAGCAGCTAAACGGCATACGGTCAGAAGGTGCGCCATCGGGAACGCCAGCTTTAATGTCCTTGATTGTGCAGTTAGCTTGAATAACCTTGCCATCAGGAGAGGTTAGGCGGTACTGCGTGCGGCGGTCCTCGCCTGTAAGGTCAGCAATGCTTGCGACATAGTTTTGGAAGTCGTCAGTGAACCGACGATATCCCTCTACGGTGAACCCACGTGTAAGCTTGGTTACCTCGGTGTCGGTGCTGCCCTCGGAATCGTAGAATTCATCCTCGGAGGTCTCCTCTGAAGCATCGTTTGTGATGTTGTTAATACCGGGAGCCACCCATGCCCAAGTTGCTTCAGCTTCATTAGGTGTCACGTTGACTTCTAGAATATTGGTGTAGTTCGGTGCATATCCGAAATCGCTCATACTAGAACCATTCCTTTCTAATTACTTTTATTCTTGTTTCTACCGTCCAGATAAAACGACCCGTTGCATCCCACGGAACAGGTATGGGAAGGTCGGTCGTGGAACTGTCCCACTCATAAGAGCCATTGTGCGAAGCGAAATTCCCAATCTGTAAAGCATCGTGGATAGCTAACGCTGTTCGCTCTGCCGCCGCTTGGTCATTCATGCGCACGCTGACACTTATGCGATACGTCTCCATCTGGTCGAAATCGTAGAATGCTGTCTCGGTTTCAGTTAATCCAAAACCAAGCACAACCACATCAGGGTGTATTCGCGCATCTGGCAACGACATGAATACATTCGCGATGCCTGCGCTGTCTAACACTCCTTTTACGACTTCCAGTAGGTCGAAGGTCTTTCCCATCTTATTCTCCCTTGAATAAAGACTGTGCATAATCGGCGAGGTCTTTACCGTGCGCATTCATAAAAGCTTCGTCCCAGTGATCACATGTGCCTGGAGTGCTATGAGCCATAGATACGTAGTACTGTGTGGATGCGTAAGGCGTATTCCATATAAGTAAACCCTGCTTGTATTTGGAGTTACTAGGCTCGCTACTGCGAAGGGTAGACTCGTCTCGTGGCACGTATTGGCGCATCCCTAACGCTGCACGCATGGACACAAGTTCCAGCCGCTCCGTTTGCTGGGAAGTAGACACCATCTTTTCAAGACCGCTTAGGTTGATATTCACTGTCATACAAGCTCGCACTCCCAATGGTGTATTTGACCATAGGCTTTGCATGCTTTGCAACGACTAACGCAGCATTCCGCAGTCTCCCCATTGATGCGTACCATTGTTCCAGCAGGCAGTTCGAACGCTCCTTCTGTGTTAACTGCATCGATGTATAGCATGCCTTTAACTGGACTTGCCATGGCATATCCACCGCCGACAGTCTCTTGGCTCTGTTCGAAGCGTACGTTGATTAACGTTACAGCTTCAGCATAACCACCGTATCCCTGCGTATCTAGTGGTACGCGTACGTCCGCGATATCGGTCAGCAGTCTTTTAGGGATGCTGTACATTAGCGTACCCCCGAATATAGAAGACCTGTTCCTGCAAGTTCGCGCCTGATGGTAGCTGCTATGTCGCTGTCGTATGCGCTGGAAGCTGTGCTGCTGGTGTAGCTGGCGGAAAAGTCGCCGATTTTTATCGACGACATTCCCTCCATACTGCCACGCGAATATCCATAGCTTGCGTCCACATCGGCCACCGCGCACACGGCACGTGTGTATGCACGCATTTCGTCGTAGGAATCGGGCTCGTTGCATCCAATATATAAGCCTACGACTTGCGTAGCGTAATCGAGCGTAGATGCTAGATTATCGGCATCCACCAACCCTCGTCCGAACTCGGCATAATCGGCTTCTGTAACGACGCACTCCACGATTATTCGCCCTTCTTGGCTCTCTTGGTCTTAACATCCTCTACAGGCTGCTCAACCTCTTCGGTCTTAACATCCTCTACAGGCTGCTCAACCTCTTCGGTCTTAACATCCTCTACAGGCTGCTCAACCTCTTCGGTCTTAACATCCTCTACAGGCTGCTCAACCTCTTCGGTCTTAACATCCTCTACAGGCTGCTCAACCTCTTCGAACACGATTCCTACAGTGTGCATAATTGCTCCTTACTGGTGCGAAATATAAATACCAGCACGCTTGTTGTTGTACACGTCCAACACGCCATACTTGCGGTACTTAACGATGTCAGCGTCTGCGTCAGGATTAGCGTCTGCACCGATAACAGTAGGACCTGCAACGTGGCGGTCATATTTGATAACTGCTGGAGTGTGAGCGATGATAAAGTTCACTGGTTTAGCACCCGTAGCTGCCTTCCAACCGCCGTCAATCTCGCCGCTTGTACGGCCGTCTAGCAGGTCAATCGCAGTGTAGAAGCGAGCCTGTGGCACCTTGATGATGCTAGAAAAACCATCCAGTGCTTCACGAGACTTAGTAGTGTCGAGTGCTTTAACGCTCTTCAAAAGAGTAGGCGTAACGAACAACACACGTTGCTCTTCTGGTACCTCGTCCTCGTCCATCTTGGTTGTAGCGGTCAAAAGTGCTTCCAAGAACTGCTCGCCGCCTGCAATGGTTGCAGTGTCGGAGGTTACACCCTCTACAGCGCACAACTTAGCAAAAGTCCATGCGTCAGCTTCTGGCGCTACATGATTGCGCAAAAGCGCGTTAGCAGCTTGACCAAAGGCGAGGTCGAAGGACTCTTGATTATCCATAACATCGACCATGATTTTTGTACCACGGTCGTAGTCAGCTGTAACAGTTACCCAGTCAAGCTTTACGCCGCTGTTGGCGGTGTATCCGCTGTTGCGGTCATAGTCGCCAAGTCCGCCAACCTCAATCTGCGGATAGCAGAATTCTTTAGCGTTAGAAGTTGGGCGAAGGCTCGCAGGTGCAGAGTTCAGTACCGTTGTTACGGACGCCTGTTTGTAAACCTCGTCCAGGATTGTTTGTATGCCTTTAGGCAATGTAATTGCGTTGGCCATAATTAGGCTCCTTACTTAGTCTCAAGACCCATCAGCTCGCGCATATGTTTAGTGCGCTCGTCTTCGGCTGACGGGTTACCTTTGGGGTTGCCCCCTGTACCTTTATCGTTGGCGGTCGAATTGAACAGATACGGCGCAGCTTCTTTCAGCCTGTCTATATCGCCGTCAAACTCCGACAAACGCGCACGAGCGGCCACGGTGTCGTGACAACCTGCTTTCTTAAGTGCGCTGTCAGTCTCGGCTTGCTCTTGGCTCGCTTTCCATTCCTCGAACTCGGCCTTTAGTCCCTTATAGCCTTCGAGTTCTGCTTTAAGCTGGTCGTTTTCGGCCTTAGCTTTGCCCAAGTCGCGCTCGTACTTGTTGCGGTTCACAGTGCTACCTGCTGGTGCAGGAGTAGGCGCTTGTGCTGCTTCGGGTTCGGGTGTAGGCTCTGGCGCCGATTCAGGCGTTGGAGCCGTCTCGGGTTCGGGTGTCGGTGTCTCTTCTGTGTCTGCCATGTTTCGACCTTTCTAGTCAGTGTTTGTTTGCCGCGCTTCACTGCGCGAGTTGGCTTGTGCAAGATTTCCGCTCTTGCTGGCGAAGGTGCAGCTGTTGCCGCCGCTGCTCGCAATTGTGAGTATCAAATATGTGTCGCTTCGCCCCAACACAAGAAAAGCCCCGCACTCGGCGGGGCTGCAAGGTTAGAGTATTTAGAGTTCTATGAGGTGTTTTATTGGCATTGCGAACCTTCTTGGCTGTCAGTGGTTGGGTAATTCTCTAGAATCTCGTTTACTATGCGCTCCATTTCTAGGCGCTCTTCTTCGTTTTTAGGAATATAACGAGTGTCATCAATATAGAACGGGTATTCAGTCACATCTATATTTTGTTTATCTTGAACCATCGTTCTACCTCGTTCTTTTTGATGATAGTTGTGTATGCAATTTCATCTATTAAGCTTGAATCGCTTACCTGATTATACTCTGTTTTAATTCTGTTTTGAACCTTTGCAATTTCTTCGACAACTTCACGTTTATTTATTTTTAGGCTGTATATAGTGCCATCATGACACGTTACTAACGACGCTTTGACGACTGGATTGATTGCCGCTGCTTTGATGTCAGCAAGGGAAGGCGCACTGTTTCCTGGGTGATTGTGGATTATTACAACGCCTTCATTCACCTTATTTATTACCTCTGTTTCTTCTGGTCCAAACCAGCATCTTGCATCTTGCGGTTCGTGTTTAAATGTGTCGGCGATAAGTCTTCCTGTTTTCCATGATATGGCGCACATGCGTTCACTTGCAGTGCCGTCGCGGTCTTCAAGTATTCGTAAGGCCTGTTGATGTGCTGTTTGAGCCGCGCGTTTTGGTATTCCTGTTTCATTGAATCGTTCTTTGTATGCTGCGCCATTAACTACTTTTCTTTTAACCGAGAAATTATTAGACTTATTTTTCTTGGAAATCTTTTGTTCTTCTGCAAGTATCTTCTTGCTGGTCACCTTCGGCATATCGCCCGCCCACTCGCGGTTCGGGTGACGTGTTAACACGCTCGTACCCTTCTTGCACTTGGCGTTCGATTCCTCTATGAAGGTGCGCATAGCACTCTGGCGCTTGGCTAGCTTGTCCTTGGCTTTAGACAACTCCGTTAGCGCTTCGATGCCGCCTTGCTTGTTGTATATCTGCTGTGCGCCGCGAAGTTCGCGCTTGGCTGCTCTAATTTGACGCTCGTAGTAGCGCTGCTTTTGAGTGAGGTTGTAAACCTCGTCATTGCTAAGGCCGCTCGGATGCTTTGGGTCAGGCGAATAGAAGCGCTTAGCACCATGCTTGTAAGGTCCAAACGAATGCCGACAGTTGGCACCCAAAAGACCATCAACCGCGCCGTAGTTAGTCGAGGTGTAGAAGTCGTTATAGGTAACCCCGTCAATCTTGACCGTGCCATACAAGCTATAACAGCGGCCTTGCCAGACAGCGTGTGTGGGTCTAGCGCCCTCGTGGCTTGATACCTCTACAAGAGCCACATCCATATCGTTTAGGCGCTCTAACGTCATTCTCGCGCCGTCTTGTGCAATCTGTGTGCGAATGTGTCTGCGCACAGCTACATCAACCGCATTGGTCACAGTGCGTATACCAGTAGCGGCGTTTTGGTAATTTACTACCGAAATACCGTTGCGCTCTAGGTTGCGCACAGCTGTATGCAGTGCTTTCTCTGTGGTTTTGTTGCCAGTGTTTACCTGTGTCACAGCTTCGATAGAAGCGTTTAAGAACGCCTGTTTAGCACCTTCGGCCATACGTAGGTTGTTGCGTGCCAGCACTTGCGAGATGCCCGCCACAGTAGCTTCTACTTGCTGTGGCCACATCGGCGCACCTTCGCCTAAGCGTGCTATATCATCAGCATCCGACATCTTGAGATACTCGGTTACAGTCTCTAATGCCGCTTGGTCTATAGCGTCTTGATTGTTGGCTATTATCTCGCGTAGCTTAGGCGCGTGCGTCTGTGCTAGCAGAGTTAAAGCTGTGGTGCTTTTCTGGTCAAGTATGTTGCCATCTAGTAGCTGGTCAACCAAATAGTCCAACATCTCTGATTCTATCTGGGTGTATACAACCGCAACCTTATCACCTGCGAGGTCTATGTCATCCGGACTAAGCATTAAAAGCCCGTGTCTATGACAGCTTCACTTGGCACAGCCGCGCGAGCTTCTTCTTCGCTGAAGCCGCAATAGCGCGTAAGGTAGCGCACCTTCAGTTCTGGCACACCTAACATGCTTATCTCGGTCAGTGCCATGTTTTTGTCGGTTTGGGTGTCGGTAATAACCGAATCGTCAAAGTCTATACACACGCCAGCATCAGGGCTAACGCTTGTATTGCAGATTGAACTGCACACGCCAGCAACACCCGCAATAATGCGCTCAAGTGCTTTACCGAGTGCGTTTTGGTGCTTCTTTAAGGTACGTGCAAGCATGGACGAATCGCTTACAACTTCGGTTGCAGTCTTAAGACCGCCTGCATGGTCCCACTGCCAATAGTTGTCTCCAAGTCCACACGATATAGAGAGCATCTTTAAGCCTGCGTTAATCGCGCTTGTGTTCTCTTCTACGCGCAAATCAGGCTGGACCACATTTAGCGGCGTCTGTCCTTCATCCGCTGGGGATACTCTGAATATAATGTCGTCAGCTTCGCCAAAGGCGCTATAGCGTGTTATCGTCTCGCCGTTCGCGCTCTTCCGCATGGTCTTTTTGATCATGGTGTCGGAAACAAACATTTTCGGGCGTGCTACCCGCATATGTACCAAGTGCGAAGTCAGTGCTTCGTCTGTAGCTTTAATCGCGCTATACGCTCGGTCGTAGACGCTCGCTCCCATGGCACAGTAATTGAAGTGAGTATTGCTGACAGCAGGCTTTACAATGGCAAAAGTGGGGAAGGCAGAGCGCGTATCAAAGTCTACAAGCACACCTTCCACGTACACCTTCGAATGGGTTTTGGTGTCGAATAGCTGCGTTAATATGTGATACGTGCCATTAACGATAACGTGGGCTTGGCACTGGTCGTAGTCCTTGCCTTCGTATTCTACGCGTGTAGCGAATGCGCATTGTGTGCAGTCGGTGGCAGACCATGTGAGCGGAAGAATCTGCGTAGCGTCGTATTCCTCTATGCGAATGTCTGCATCAGGGTGAACCATATCATCGTTATCCACGCCAAATACGTTGATAGCCCAAGCGCCAGTACCCAGCGCGAAAGCACGCGAAACAAAGTCAGCATGAGCCACGCCGAAGTTGTCAAAGTGATCATCTATGACAGCTTGCATCGCTGCATCTTCGGATGTGATTTCTAGCTTTTCGTTCATGAGTAAATCTGCCCAAGCATCAGACACAAGTACCGCAGGGTAGAGCGTCTCGCGTTCCATCTTAAACAGTTGGTCATTCCTGCGCTCCTGATACTGGTACCAGTCATTACGCGCGGTGTACCAGCCGAAGTATTCTTGCACTTTGGATGTCATTCTTGTATCTGGTCGATAGCCAATCTCTGTTAGCCACTCCGACATGTAGGAGTATTGCCCTCGTTGTTCTGCCATTTACATACCTGCCTTTATCCATACGCCAGCGGCGTAACCTACTGCGTCTATTGCGTCATCGTCTATCTTGGGTAGTGTCTCTGTAATGTCGCCCGCAGGCGTGATTACGTATTCGAGTGCTGGGAATTGCTTAGCGGCCAAAGGTGCTGTTACAGGGTCAATCACAATCTTGGAACAGCGATTAAACCAGCGCACGCGCTCGCGTGGCGAACATACGCCCTGCTTGTAGCACTTGCGAGCATTAAATCCTTGCTCTTGGTAGTACCTAATCATGCCAGCAGCTGCGCTGTCACACCAAAGGTCCGCGCCTTCTTCGCCGAAGTCTGCCAAGCGTTCGCGAAGGACCTCAACTGTCTTGGTGTCGTGTGCGTCACTTCCTGTGGCTGTATCCTCGTCAAGCACATAGAGTGTGTGCGTATCTACGTCATAAGCTACGCGCTCGTGTACCCATGGGTGTACGCTACCAGCATCTACGCCGTGTGCTATGACATCTAGCGTGGCGCGTTCCTCTTTCGTGATTTCGCGCACCTCAATAATCTCGGGGTCTATAACGTTGGCTCCTGTGCCTACAGCTTCGCCATCGTATTCGTGTCTATACGCCTTAGGGTTGCGCTTCTTGAGTGCATCAGCAACCGCCCAGAAGGTATCGCCCAGCCAGTCTTTCGGCGCGTCTCTAAAATGAGAGCGGTGCAATATTCGTCCTGGCTGCACCTCGTGAGACTCTTTGTTAACCCAAGCGTTAACGCTCATCGGTGGGTTGTAGCTAATGAAGCTCCACGTAGGAAGGTCAGAGCCACGAAGTACAGTCTGCTTAACGTTGCGGATGTAGTTATAACCCGGGAACTGCGAGCCCTCTTCAAACCATAAGTACGCGCAATAACCCTGCTCGAACGCTAAGCCTTTAAGTGGACTATCTTCAGGGTTCACATTGTCAGCACCAAAGAACACGATCGTGTTACCTGTAGGCTTGTGTGTTGCTTGCAGTGGAGATTTACCCCACGTAAATTCATCGCTAACACCTAGCCTGCGAGCCGCTTTCTTGCACTCGGCGTAAACACTTGTGCGCAGCTTATTGGTGCGATTGCGCATACACACAGCATTGCGGCCAGCTACGCTACTAACGCCAGCTACAATCTCTAATGCAATAGTGGAGGTCTTAAGCGAACCGCGCCCACCTTCTAGCCAGTACTCTTCGTACTTATGCGCTGCTATGTCTCGGTGAAGGTCCACAAACGCTTTACCCAAGAGCATACCGAAGTCAAACACACGCTCTTGCTGTTCTTCCTTCTTGTCCTCTGGGAGTACGTCTAGAAGCTTAGAGCCAGACTGTAGCATTAAGTTGGCCGTGTCTCTATCCACTTGGCCATCTTGATTGATGGTATCTTTCAGCAAATCATAAGCACGCTTATTCATGTCTGCCATGCGGTCGATGATTGCTGTTCTGGATGCTACAGATTCACGTGCAGCTTGCTCTGTGAGTTCCTGAAGCCTTGCGTGAACCTTGGGTATTTGCTCAGTACGTGAGGCCTGACTATCTACGTTTTCATCTTTCCACTTCATAGCCTTTGGGTACGCTTCGCGATAGGCTAGACGCTGTGACAATCCTCGCGCTCTAGCCCTACAATACGCTTCTTGTGCCTGTGTAAGTCCTATGCTCATAAACGTATGTTCGCTTATGTGTCGCACCGAAAAAAGCAACGAGCGGGTCTAGCTCTGCCACTAAACCCGCCTGCTGCTCAAGAGGAGGTAGAGGGATGGAAACCTCTATGGTTATCATCCTTTATGTGTCGCTTTACAACGCTGCATAAAGCGTTCATTTTTGATTGCTATCTGTTTGGCTTCTGGCTTCAGTCCTAAGTCCGATGCCATGTGAACAACATCCGTATATTCTTCGATAACAGCGGCTGTAACTTGCTTACGGCCTGCGTCTGTGGGGTTTTCGCCACGTAGAATTCGCGCAAGCTTTAATGATGCGTGTGCAAGTTCACAGCATTCCTCAGCGAGATTTTCCAATGCCGCGGGAGTGCCGATTGCGCTAGTTATCATTCCCACGACGTGCCATCCTGTCTCGCAGTTCGAATATAGCTGTGATGATCATATACACGGCATAAATCACCGCGCAGAACATAAGGCTTCCGCAGACTATGCCTACAGCTAATCCCACGCCCCAAAAAAATCCACTTGAAATCATTCCTAACATTGCGTATACCATCCATGCTCCGGTCTTCCGATGCTCCAATTCTTTTCGAGCGATTCACGCTCTATGCGATATTGCCGTGCGTAAGGGTTCATACCCTTCACTACGGCATATTCCTTACTGGCGTTGATTGCTGTAACCTTTCGTAATGTCTTACCCGACCAGTCGGAATATATGTTGTCACCAGCTTTAAGCTGGTCAAAATTCATCATTTGGCCTACCTTCTAATCCTTAAAAGCTGCACATTCCAGTGCGCTTTCATCCTCGTATGTGTAAGCCGTAAGATACGTGCAGAAACCTGCGTGTTGACTTTCGTCTATGTCGTAGGCGTAGTAGCGTGCGCAGTCTCGACACGCTTTGTCTTTCAGGTAAGTTTCGCGCTCACGCTCTAGGCGAGCAGTGCGCATGGCTTCATCCATCACTGGGTCGCAACTAAGCACGATTCCTCCTTCTGTCTGGTCCATCGAATAACACAACGCGATATGTGCTTAAGCGGCTAGCAAGCGCATCGGCGCTTACGGCATCGAACTTAGCGAACTTAGCGCGTAATGCGTGTCCGGGTTCGTTGGACGTTACAATCGTGGGCTTACCTCGGTTCATGCGCCCGTCGATGATGTCAAACAAGCGCGGTAGAGCAGCTGCTGTCAGATTGTCTCGCCCTAGGTCGTCTAGCAGCAAACACCCCACGTTGAAGGCGCGTTCCATCACGTCTTGTTCAGACGCTTCGCGGCTGTCGTAGGTGGCTCGCACGTCTCGCATCAAGTCATCCACGCTGTAGAACATCACCGTGGATTTTCTCGCTAGGTGGGAGAGTGCTGCACACGCTGCGAAGGTCTTTCCGGTGCCAGGTTTGCCGCACAAAAACAGCCCTTCTGTGGGCGCTTTCACCCAATCGATGACTTCTGGGCGGTCAAGATGTGCAGCACGGTACAGGTCGGGAATGCGTGAGTGGCGAAGGCGTTCGTAGACCTTGGCCTTTTCGCGCTGACGGTCGAATTCGGCAGCTTCGGCGTTGACCTGTGCCCACTCGTCAGCCGTGAGTTGCGGAATGCTAAAACCCGCAGTAAGCGCTGTAATCGATTGCATTTGTCACCTCCTGACCTTGCTCAAGTTTGCCGCGATAACGCGGTGTAGGCCCTTCGCGTGCAGCCCAGTTACGCGCCGCAGCTTTCCAGTCCTTCATCGGACACCCGTTGGAAATTCGCCAGCCTTGGGCAGCGAAGTAGTCGCAAAAGCGGTCAGGGTCGATGCTCAAGCCTTTCTCGGTGGCGTACTCGCGCACCTGCGCGGGCGTAGGAGGTGAGAACTTCGTTCTCACCTCTCGCATACTGGCTTGGTTTGGTTTGGCTTGGTCTGGATTGGTTTGGTTTGGTTTGGGTTTTTCATTTTCAATAACGGGGGGTTTTTCAAAATCAATAACCCCTTTTTCCTCGGTGTTTGTATTTTTTGCACGTGCAACGTCTGTGTTTGCACGTGCAATTTGGTTAGATTCTGCACGTGCAATTTCCGAATCGTTTGCACGTGCAACTTTTTCTTCTGCACGTGCAAAATCTTGGTCTGTATCATCGTTTGCACGTGCAATTTTCGGACGCCCGCCTGTGTTGCATTCACGCGAGCGAACAGAATTCTCTATATCTTCGCGGCATCCCTCGAACATGGCGTTGAGTGGGTAGGGCAGGTCGATAAGTTCCCCAGATATTCCGTAAGTGGCTATAGCATACGCGAATAGCTTCTTGTCTTCCTCGTCCTCGATGAGGTTCATAATGTCGCCAAATTTGTTGAAGAACGTGAAACTCATAATCCCTTGTATCCCTTTCGAGTGTCAGCCTAGAATGGAATGTCTTCGTCGTAAACGCTAGCGATAGAAGGCTGCTGTGGAGCTGCGTATACAGGCTGTGCGGGCTGCTCCGTGCGTGGCTTGCTGCTGGCGAAGTCTAGGTTGTCAACAATGATTTCAACCTTGTTGTGCTTCTGTCCGTCCTTTTCCCATTGGCTCCAGCGTAGCTTGCCATCTATGACAACCTTTACGCCTTTAGTGAGGTATTGAGCCAAGCTTTCCGCGCGTGAACCAAACATAACACAATCAAAGTAGTTGGGACGGTCTTCCCATTCTCCCGTTGCACTGTTCTTGTATCGCTCGTTAACAGCAATACCAAGGTTTAATATATTCGTTCCACTGGCAGTGGTGCGCAACTCGCCATCGCGTGTGAGGTTTCCGCAGATAATTACACGATTGATAGACATTAGAATTCCTCCATTACTTCATACTCGGCTTCTTGCGTTTGTGCTGCCATTGCTTGCTTGTCGGCGATTACTCCTTGCACATGCGCTATGCTTTCCTGCACCTCGTCCGGCGTGAGTTCAGGGACTTCACGACCGAACTTGCACCTAATCCATCCCATAAGGCCAGCTTCTGGCACTGCCTTGTCGTTAACTACGATTCCGAGGTCCTTTGCCTGAATCATCAAAGCACGGAGGGTATCTACAGCAGTAGGTGCGGAAGGTGTGGCCACTGGTGCGGCGGATGGGACGCTTTGCACGCTCTCAACGCGAGCAGCGGCCACTGGCGCAGGCGCTTGCGATTGCGCGATTTCCTCTTCACCATATAAGCCTTGGAAGTCCGAGGGAAATGCTTCACGTAGAGCGTGGCACATGGCCACCTTGCGAATCATGGTTCCTGGCATCTTAACCCAGTTGGCTTTGCCTGTTGAGTACTCGGCTAAGGCCACCTCGTCGAATATCGGGTCATCGTAGCCGTCAACCTTAACGGAACACCATCCGCCTACCAGCTGGTCTTGTGGGAGTACTAGCGAGCCATCGCGACGAATAAGCTGTCCGTTAGCTATAACGGTAACGCCAGCTTTCATACCCTTAAACTTTGGGTTGTCAGCAGCGCGGCGCGTGAAAGTCTCCTTACTGGTTATGATCGCGGCAGGATTAGAACCATACTTAACGATATAAACATCCTTGGTGAAGGGGTTTAAGTGTTGCTTTTGGCAAAGTGCCATAACTAACGCGAGCTCTTTGTCTTCGATGTTGGGGCATAAACGCTCTTTAACCTCATTAGCGCCGAACTGCACGAGTTGGCCGTTGTCCTCAAACTTAACGATTTGGTTATCCATTACAATTGCTCCTTCTTGGCTTGGCCGTGTATTCCTGCTGCTTGCATATAAGCCTTAAGGCCTTCCCATTGTGTGGCCGTCATAGTTGCGGTAAATGTCAGCTTAAACACTGGTTCGGCTGGTACTTCTGGTTCAGGCGCGAGCATGTAGGCTGGCTCTGGTTGCGGCTCTGGCTCTGGTAGTGGTTCTGGTTCACGATAAGCCGCTGCCTGCTCCTGCTCGGCCTTTAATGCGGCTAGGCGCTGTTCTTCTTCGTACTTGGCGGCGTCAGCTTGCATAACCTCGGATAGAGACAGCGTCTTAAAGTAAGTAAGCTCTGCATCGGTGGGGTAGTGCCACTGTGCAGCCTTGAGGTTGTTCCAATCGGTTACAATCTCGGCCACGCGTGCATCGATTCCGTCATAGGCTTTAACTTCGCTAGTGCTAGCATTGAGCCACTTGTTATCAAGTATTTGCTCGAAGGACACCATGTCGGCGATGCTCTCAGCGCCATTAGCAGCCAGCGAATCTAGCCAGTAGCTGCGAAGGTTAGCGTAGCGCTCGTCTTTGGCTTCCTGCTCCTTGGTGGTGCGAGCATCCTTGTACTTCGCATGTAGCGCCTTGACTGGCTCTATGGCGTCCTTGATGCGGTCCTCGACCATGTTAAGCGGAGCCTGCCATGTTGTTTTAAACTCTTTGCGGGCGGCGTCAACCTCTTTGATTAGTGCGCTAAGGCCAGACTGTTCAATCTTTTTGATGTCCTTGAGCGTCATTTCGCGTAAGGCTTCGTCTGTGACGTCGTATTCATTGGCAGTTGCAAGTGCCTTGTCGATGACGGCATTAATGTTGTTAAGTTGCTGCTCGAGGATGTCTAAATCTACGCCAGTAAGCGCATCGCTTGTTACGGCTAGGTCCTTACTCTCCGTCATTGTCTGCATCCTCTCCCTTTAACTCTTCGTAGCCCTGAACCCACTCGTACAAAGCGCGTTCGGCATTTGTATATTCCAAATAGTCCGGCATAGCATCCGCCGAATAAAGGCCGTCAGCTTCGGCGGCTTTTAACACCTCAAGGAATTTCTTAGCGTTGTCAATTTCGCTGTCTGCGACGTAGCTGTAATCGCCAGACACAACGCTATTGGTATTAAGGTATCCAGAATATATGCACTGTCTCCCATAGACGTATATAGCGGGCAGTCCGAGCAGACATACTCCGTGTGTCCAGTCTGTTAGGCTGAATACATTGTGCCTTACCGAATCAACGGCAAGTACTTCATTAGCGATAGCTGTAGTACTCTGATTGACATAGCGATAATTTTCACCTGTGTTATCAGTGAGTAAAACCCACTGAAGGTCTTCTAGTTCGCGCTCCTGTGCAAGCTTCGTAGACCATCTGGGCATATCATCGTCCATGGTCATGTTGTCGCGCACGCGCTCGATATAGCGCTTGAATAAGGCCGACTTCAAGCGCTCAATAACAGACGCCAGCTCTGCTGCTGCTTGCTTTACGCGCTCGCGCTCGGCATCTATAGCAGTTGTATCCTCTGCAGGTGAGTAGACGGCAGCGGTAATAGTGGAACCATTGCTCACCACGTAGACTTCGTCTTCGCGTAAATCCTCGGATGCTAGGTGTTCGTCTATTTGCGAACGACCCCATAGCATTTTGTTGAAGGTATAGCCTTCGGGAAGGTCTTCGCGATTGAGATATACAGTTCGTCCAGTCTCATACAGCGCTTGCAGTGCAACGCGATTGTTCTCTTCCCGTTCGCGTTGTGCGCGAAGTTGCTCTATTATCATGTTAGTTTTTGATGGTGCCGTGTCTAATATGGCATTCACAGCTTCTTCATCATCGCGGAATTCATCAATCGCCATAAGCTGATCAAGTGTAAGCTCGCTGGCTTCGTCTCCGCCAATGACAGACATAGCACGCTTAACGTGCATCGAGCCACGGCGGCGGCTGGCCTTGTCGACTTTAATAGGGTCTACACCCAAAAGCAGCATCTGCTGTACGCCGCGGCTGCGCTCTATCTCGGTTAGTGCTTTCTTATCGTCGGTTGCTAAGGCTGCCGCTACGACGTCAGCTTCTTCCATGGACGCACACACAAGAGCGGTGAACTCTTTGCGCTTGCCAACCTTGGTCATAGCGCGATAGCGGCGCTCGCCGTCAATTAGGCGATAAATGCCACCATCAGCCACAACCACAGGCGGGTTAAAAGGCTCACCTGGGCGCTCGGTGTTGAACTCAAAGGATGCGTTAAGCCCTTCTAAGTCCCCGAAGTCCGAGCGAGGGTTCATACCGCTTGGGTATACATCCGCTGCTTTTACTACCTTGGTTTCCATCGTTTGACCTCGTATTTCCTTTCCGATTTATAAAAGTCTCATTGATTTTGAATTTTTTGAAATTTTTTTCGTGATACGCTCAAGCCTTTTGGAGCGCGCTTTGTTTAATCTGTGTAACGCGCTTACCATGGCTTGTTCGTTGGCTTCGGCAGACATATCGGCTACCTTGGCCTGCCAGTAAGGGGAATCGTCTTTTGGGACTATCACAACGGGCGTGATGTGTATGTCTTCAAGTGTTGATTCAGTGTTGGCGTACTTGCCCCGCTCGTCAGAATCAAGCTGCATAAGCGCTTCTGCCATTCGCGCTTCCACGCCTGCCAGAAGTTCACGCTCGCGACATATGCGGCACACATGAGTGCGGCCGTCGAACAGGTGGCGCGTCTTAAAGCACTTTGGGCACGTATGCCCTGTAGGCTGCCAGTAACGCACAGATACACCCAAACGCGAAGCCTTATTCCGCACAGATGCACGCGACCGCTTAAGCATCAGACACAACTCTCTCACAGGGACTTTCCCTCCGAGTTCGATAAGCTTTTGTTCTTCTTGGTATGTCCACTCCCTTTTGATTTCCCCTGGTTGCATTCGCTCCCTTTCGCCAACTGTCTGAAGTAATACACTCCATGGGCAAGGGCAGAACGAAGATGATCATTGCTGCAACGTTCGTCCCCCGACAGAACGCTGTAGCCGTTCTTGACCTTATCCTTCACCCAAGCGCAGCTTCCCGCTATGCGCGGATTAAGCACGTCACGCGAAAGCTGCCAGATGATGTTCTCGTCTTCGAACCTAGCCCCAATAACGCCGCATAAATACGGTGTCTGGAAGCTGTACGGATTCGAACGACCCGCCGCAGCGCGGAAGGTAACAAACCCTTCCACAACAAGTGCATCATGTGGCTTGTCTAGCATCCAGTCGCAGATGCGTTCTGCGATTTCCCTTGAACGCTCCATGAGCGCCCGTTGGTCGGTCTTGACGCCTTCCATATAGTGGATGGTCTTAACGTCTATGACCTCGCGGTCGCTCATGTAGACAAGTCCGGTGTTATCTACACCCGGGTCTATTGCGATAATTGCCACTCCTGCTTCGCTTTCTCGTAACCGTCGGCTACACCCTTGTCGTATGCTTGGGTGTAGTCGGCCTTCTTTGCCTGTGCGGCACCTGTGCCAATGCCCTTGTCATAGGCTGCCTGGCTTATCTGTCCCACGTTCAGGAACAGTGCCAAAGCTGCTATAATCAAAGTCACACCGACCATTAAAACGTGGCTGTCGCGTTTAGATGGTTCACCTGCGGCGTGGACGTTTCGCACACATCTGCGCGTCGCAGGTTCGCTCTCTTGGGCGTTCGGACGAGCCGAACGGTAGTGGCTAGGCTTCGCAGGCATATCCGCTACCGCAGGCTCGCTCACGATTCCAGTCATGCACCAATTACTCTGTACTGTCTTTTCCATGCTTCACCTCCTTTTAGGACGCCGCTGCAATCTCGTTGCGTGCGGTCTTGATTACTTCTGCTATTCCATCCAACATGTCTAGTAGTGCGCGACGCTCGGCCTGTGCTTGCGTCTCACCCTCGGGGTTGTCCACAAGCTCTGCATCCACAGCAATCCTCCAGCGGCTACCGACCTTTTGGCATGGCAGCTTGCCTTCGCGACAAAGGCGAGCAACCGTTGTCGGGTGCATGTGGTAGAGCGCAGCGTACTGGTCAACTTCTAGTAGTTTTTTCTCGGCCATGGGTCTTACCTCCTTTCGTTTTGATTAGACTGCGAGGCGGGCACGATTAACAGCAAGGCTGGCGGATTGGGAATACCGAAGAAAAAGGGATTAACGTGAGGAACGATTGGGAAGGTGTGGGCTAACTCACATTTATCCGCCGCGTGCCCGCTTCGCAGGCTAATAACAAATTGTCCTTTCTGCTAATATCACCCTTGGGAAGGGGGTGATTATATGAACCGAATTACTCAAAGCGGACGGCCAGAGCTTGTTATGGAATACACCGTCCGCATCCTCGAAGCCTACTTAGGCGGTCCTCACAGCGTCAAACCTGAACAAATACCTGACGTTGTAGAAGCCGTCTATACCAAGGTGGATTCCTTGCTACTAGAAGAGTAGGTTGAAGGCGGTCGCTAGGTCTTTGGCGGCCGCCGCTGCCTCGCTCGGTGTATAGAAGCTGCTCTCTGTATATACGTCTAGCACCTTGAATTGCTGTTGTAGGCTCGCAATAGCTATCTTGCGGGTGCGCTCGTAGGTAAGCTCGTCTTTTGTCTCTGTCAACTCTTTTATCTGTGCCATCTCTAGTCCTCCTGCCACAATAGGTTCTCTGGGGTGTTAAGTTTTCGGCCGCACATCGGGCAATATCTGATTGGTACGCAATACATTACTTTCGCGGTGGCGTCATCGAAATCTAAAACGGCGCCATCAACGTCATATCTGAATCTCACAACCGCACCACGAGTAGGGACGCGGAACAAGTCTTTGCGCTCTCTATCGTCGGGCGTGCAGTATTCGCATGTGTTTAGGTCAGTCATCGTTACCCCTTTTTCCTTCCTGTTCTAACTGTAATTTATTTACTGTTCGATGCGAAAAAAATATCCTGAACTTTTACGCCCAGAAACTTTGAAATCGCTTCAGCGTTCTCTATCGTCACGCTTGAAGGATGTTGTTCGTACTTTGCATAAGTCTTTTCTGTAACGCCAATATGGCGTGCAACTGCCTTTTTAGTAACGCCCTTCGATTCTCTTGTTTCTCGTAAGGTTTTCATGCTCGCTCCTTTATCTGATGTCTTAACAGTAAATAAATTACTGTATCTTGTCAAGAAATTTTTTACTAGAATAAAGGAAATAATTTACTATTTAGGGGAAGCGGCAAAAATGAGTGTTGCAGAGAATATAAAGAAGCTGCGAATGATATTTGACGTTACTCAACGCGAACTTGCAGAAGTTGCAGGAGTAACCGAGAACGCTGTTTCTAAGTGGGAAAACGGGTACGCAGAGCCACGGATGGGTGCTATCGAAAAGATGGCGGCATGCTACAACCTTTCGAAGATGCACATCATAGAAGATGGCGGAATGGACTTAATCGACCCAGCGACCAAAAAGCCTTACCCACCTTCCGCATCTTTACCAGATGGGGCGTTTATGCCGGCACCTTCCCCAAAAGCTACCGCGCCACTTTACGGAGATGTACACGCTGGCGTACCCACTGACGAGGACGTAGCGTATGCGGTCGTGGAGCTTCCAGCCGAGGTGGCCGAGCGTCACCCCGCGGCGTACTTTTTGCGGGTGGACGGCGATTGCATGGACAAGGTGTACCCCGAAGGCTGCATGGTGTTAGTGGACCCAACGCTTGGATGCGAGAACGGGCGCATCATGTGTTTGGAGGTCGAAGGCGTAGGCAACATCATGCGGCGCGTGTACCGCTCGGCGCGAACGCTGCTTTTGGTGCCCGAGAGTAATAATCCCGAGCACGAAGACATTGTGCTTAGCGCCGACGATGCCGTTGTGCGCTCATTGGGTCGCGTAGTGTGGTTTCAGTCGGCGGGGGAGCTTTAGGGCATATGTGCATTTTTTGCACATGTTGAGAAAGTTGGTGAAAATGAACATCGCATATATCGACGGCCAGAACCTTCACATGGCCACCAAGAATGCAAAAGAACCTTGGGAGATAGACATGAAGCGCTTTAGAAGGCTTCTTGCACAAAAGTACAATGTCGAGGAAGCTTATTATTTCATTGGCGCTTATAACGAACTATACCAAGACCTCTATGCCAAATTGCAAATTGCTGGATTTATTGTGCAGTTCCGACTGCATGGGATAAAACTAAAAAGCAACAAAAAGGGCAATGTCGACGTTGATATAGCATTCACAATGATGCGTGATCTAGTTGAACGCCCAAATGAATACGATGGCGCGGTGCTTGTATCCAATGACGGTGATTATTATAGAGTTGCCGAATATCTACTTTCAAAGGGAAAGCTTGCCCGAGTTTTACTACCGAGCGAGAGAAAAGCATCTTCATTGTATAAAAGATTGTCGAGCTCTTATTATTCGTATCTTGATACCGAAGACATGCGAGTACGCATAGGAAAATAATAAAGGCGGGGAGCCTAAGGTATGAGCCTTCGGTGCCGCCGCCGTGGTAATGACTTCATTGTAAAGGAAACTTACCAAAAATGTAAAGAATTTTTAACAAAGTGTTAAGTGGAGTTAAGAAAGCAACGGCGCCCCGACCCTAACGGAAGGTCATCGGAGCGCTGCAAGATGAAAGGATGCGTCGCTCTGATACGGCTATATCATACGAGCGCGACACTTATCAAGGAGATTATAACATGGCTAAAGTGCGAGGTAATGGCACGATTGTCCAGCTAGAAAAGGACAAACCTAAGGCGCGTTGCCGCAAGTGGCACTTATACGTTAATACTGGCCGTAACTTGGCCACGGGTAAATACGGCAAGGTTTCAAGGCGCTTTAGTGGCACGTACAGCGAAGCGCAAGCTGCACTACGTGCGCTAATCGCCGAGATTGACGAGGGTAAGACCACACCTAATGACATGACGTTTGAGCACTACGCCGATGCTTGGCTTGAGCGGCGCGAGCGCACTGTGGCCGCTGGTACCTTCCACAAAAATCAAGATCATGTTAAGTGCTTAAAGATGCAGTTTGCACACGCGAAGCTTAAAGACATTACGACCGAAGCTGTGGAGCAGGCCTACAGTGCGCTTATGGATGGTAAGTCGCCATCTGGCCGCAGGCTGTCTGGCACATACACCGCAGGCGTGGCCACGACACTATATATGATGCTCTCGCAAGCGCAGGATGAAGGCTATGTGGCCACTAACGCCGCCGCTAAGGCTAAGCGGCCAAAGATTGACACGCCACCCAAGAAGGCATTAAGCGCCGAGCAGATACACGAGCTTGTAGAATCGCTAGACGTGACGCAGCCGAGCGCGTTTGTTGTGGCCATATGCGTTAAGACTGGCATGCGCCGAGGTGAGGTCCACGGCCTATCGGTTGGAGACATCGAAGGGGACGTGCTGCACGTACGCCACAGCTTCGATGATAGCGGCAACCTTAAGGAGCCTAAGACTAAGAACTCTGTGCGAGACATACCGCTAGCGCCTAGCGTGGCCAAGACCATTAGCGAGCGCATAGAACAGATCAAGAGCGATTTTGAAGCTGCGAACGAAAGACTAGGACTAACGCTTAGCGTTAACGCTAACACGCCGCTTGTGTGTAACGAGATAGGGGAGCGTCAGACGCCACACGCTACAACCGCATGGTGGCGCAAGCACCGAACAGCCTTAGGCCTAGACGGTTGGACGGTACACGAGATGCGCCATTCGTACTTGTCGGAGCTGGCGCGGCGTAAGGTCGAACCCAAGGTTCTACAGCAGCTTGCGGGGCACGCGAAGTTCTCTACAACGATGGATATTTACGTACATGTGGACATGGAGCAGAAGCAACAAGCTGTGGCATTGATGGACTGGTAGCGGTGCAAAAAGCGGTACTAATAATGCACCACCAAAACAAAACCAGCGCAAACGCTACAATCAAAAATAACGTCTACGCTGGTAATTGTAAGTCTGCCGCTATGTGCCAAGTTTGTGCAATTTGTCTTGACACGGTGGGGGTCGCAAGTTCAAATCTTGCATCGCGCACCATTTCAGAGCCTATTTTTCAACATTTTATAAACTTCGATGGTGCAAAAGTGGTGCAAATAATTTTACGCCGTCTTACCAAATAGCGCCAAAATATCCGCATCGGGGATTGCGCTATAGGTTGTTCCTGCTGGCGTTTGCCATGTGCCATTGCCGCATAAGAACTTAGTTTCAGCGCCTGCCGCGGGAGCAGGGACGAGACCATGGGAGCCAGCCGTGCTTGATGTTGCACCAGTCATATCCGAGTAAGTGGTGTCTGTATAGCAGCTGCTTGGAACAGTGCCTGTTAGGTTTGCTGCGTTGAGCGACGAAGACGAAGTTAAGAATCCAGATATGGTGTGCTTGTGCGTGCCATATGCGCTAACAACGCCATCAGCGGCAACGGTAACGTATGGTACGTCTAACGTAGAACCACTTGTTGCGCTTGTTGTGCCAGCGGTGCCCGCTGTAACGCTTTGCGCAGCTGCAATGCCTAGGCCTGTTATATCTGCCTTTGCAGCCTTGGTACCTGCGGTGACATGACCTTCGGCGTTAGTTGTAATTTTGTATAATCCCGATGCAAGCTCTGTTCCTTTATTTGTGACAGCATGAGCATATGCTGCAGCGCCATAATCGCCACGATATGCGGTGGCTTCGGTTTCTCCAAGGGCAAGGGACGGGCTAATTTCCACATATGACGTGCCAGAATACCTGTATGTAAGGTTGGTGGATGTGTCTACATAGATTTTGCCAGTTTCGCCCGTCGTGGGGAAGCTTTTAACAGATGAATATTCAACAACATCATCAACATAGCTTGGTAGATTGCTTGAAGATATTGTGCCCTTAATTTTGCTTGCGTCAATGGATGTAATGCTGGACCCAGACTTGATGTTAGACAGCTCCGCTGAAATTGCCTTGTTTTGAACCGCGTTTGTGGATGAATCTGAAAGTGCGCTGTCAATCTTGCCTTCAATTGCGCTTGTAACCTGCGAAGCGGTTTGGAAGCCGCTATCATTTGTAAGCGCGGATATCTTGGAGGGAATCTTGCCTTCTACTTCTTCAATTTGTTCGTTTGTGTAAGCTTGGGTCTCGTCGACAATTATTTTTGCACCGTTTATGTCGACGAATTCATAAGTTGCTTGAGTTGCCATTGATTACTCCTTATTTGAATAGATTTTTTATGTCACTATCCGAAATTGCTCGGTATACAGACACGTTGTCGCAAACTTCTTGTGCTGCCTCTGCTGCCGTGTTTGCTCTGTCTGCAGCAGTGTTGGCGTTATCTGCTGCACTCAATGCGGTAGCGGCGGCACTAGTAGCGCTTGCGGCGGCTTCATTAGCGCGATTGGTTGAAACGCCAACGGCCAGCATAAGTTGCGTTATTTCATCCTTGGTGGGGGCATTGGGACTCCATCCGATTACGCGGCCACTTGGTTTTACGCAGTATGGTTTTTCCATACAAGCAGTAACCAGGCGTGCATCACCTTTATAGCCAACAAAAGTCACAAACAATCGGCCAGGGTTGCGTAGTACCTCATGGGGTACCTCTACATCTTGAGTAAGCGACTGTGTGTCTAAAGACAGCCCAATGGACGTTTCAGAATTCACAAAGACAGCTCGCATAACATCCATGTTTTCCCAGTCAGCATCAAAGGTAACTTCAAGCACATCTGTGTCGACGTTGGACGCAACAAAGGTGTCTCCAAAAGGGTGACTTATATACCTACCTATGACTCGTATGCTATGTTTGACAATCATTCAGCCCTTCAATCATGCCGGCATTATGCGCCGTAAAATGCTGTGCCTTCATTTTTCCAGCCTGCGTCAACAAGACCGTCTCGTTCGTCCATGCTGGCAGTGAAGATATGCTGGCCAGTGCTCGAGTTATACAAGCGGTAAACCTCTTTACCACTGCGAGCAGATGCGAAGTTCGCGCCTTCATACGTCCAACCTGCGTCTACTAGTCCCTTAGCTTCGTCGTAGGATACCGTGAACATATGGTCTCCCGTATTCGGGTTATACAAGCGATAAACCACCTCGCCCGTATCGGCAGCTGTCCAGCCTACGCCCTCTGATTGCCAACCAGCCTTAACCATGCCGTCTCGCTCAGATGTGGATGTCGTGTACATGTGTTGACCATTATTAGGATTGTATAGGCGATATACGTCTGTGTTGCCCTTCGGGATATTTATAGCCTTCAATTCGTCCTCCTTAGTCGCTGCGGGTTTCTCACCCGACAATCTCGCTGTAACTGCTGCTGCAATTTCAGGCATTCGCGCATACAGATAATCGCCTGGGCATGCCGTAGCGGCAAACATACGATGTACTGTAAGCGTCCCTGTTGTATCTCCTGTCCATGTAAGCGCTCCGATGCCGTTACGTTGGCAAATGTCTACGCAGAGGTCTATCAGCTTGTTATAAGCTGTGCCCGATACGCTCCACCCACTACCGCCATCGTTTGCGACCTCGATTGTTACTGCGCGATTGTCGTTGGCATAGTTGCTGGATGTCCATGCAGCATTTGACTCGTCAACATACAGCCCAACTCGACCATCAGTACCTATACCGTAGTTGCTGGATGCGTTGGCGTTCGAGTTAGCGAAAACGTTGCCGCATTGTTCGACTGATAAGTTTCCAGCCATGTGATGTATGGTTACCTTATCGATTGCGTGGTTGCGCCCGTTGTAATGATTAGGGCTAAGTGCTGTGTAATTGACTAAGCTACTATTGCTCATTGTCCACCTCCGCTGGTGGTATGTCGCGACCATTGGTCAATTCGTCGCGTTGCTCGTCTGTGAGTTCGTCCATTATTCGTTCACTCCGTCATCATTCTTGCCGTCTTTGGCAGCCTGCTTGAGCTCATCCACTAGCTGCTGTCCCTCTTGGGCAGCTGTCGTAAAATTGTGGTTTTTCCAGATGCCGTAACCGACGGCGGCTACGAACACAACCGCACTAACCACCTGCCACACCGTGTCGGTGGATAGGTCAAAACCCAGCGCGCCTGCGATTGCGCAGACGAATACTACCGCTGCGCTGATTACTGCTTTTACTGTTTCTGTGTTCATTCTGTCTCCTTGCCTAATCTAGAACGGGTAAATTCATGGCATCCTGATATAGCCGTGTTCCTGTGCCGTTGCCATGTGCGCCATCGTGATACGCACTGTAAACACTTTCAAGATGTTGCCTATCTTCGACCGATAGTCCGCCTTGCGCTACTGCGTCGGAATGTATTTTGCGAAGCTCTGCCCACAACAATTCTTTAAGTCCGGCGCGAATCATTTGTGTAGCTTCGTCTTGTTCTTCGCGGTCGGCTTTGTGAATACGCACAGAAGTGATTAGGGTTGAAAACAGTGCTGCAACACAGCTGCTGACAAGCGCGGTAATAGCGGTGGTGATATATGTACCCATACAAGAGTCTTTCTAGTCGAAGTTTACTGCCTATATAGTCGACCAAGTGTCGCGCATAAAATCCCAAAGCATCTACTGGCATAATCCAAGTATCCGCTTTGGGATTTTTACCACATGCCACCACAGAAAGGACACCCATCATGAACCCCTACGCACTCACTATTGCAGACATCGCAACCAACTACTACCTCCCTGAAAAGTCCGCTCGCCGCCGTGCTAATACTGTAGCTGGCTATGAATCTTCGCTTGCTCTCCATGTGCTGCCTGCTTTCGGCGAGCTCGCCATTGCACAGCTGGATCGTGACCGTATACAGGAGTGGGTAGACAGCATCGCTTCCCAAGGAACGCCGGGCGCGGCATGGAAGGCTTACAAGTGCTTGCGTCAGGTCGTGCGCTGGGCAATCCGCAAGTGGTCTATGCTCGTCATCGACCCTACCATCGGCATCGAGCGCCCGCGCGCAGCTGCCTATCGCCCCGCCACACTGGATTCGTCCGCACTAACTGAACGTCTGCGCGGCATGATGGGCTGCGTG